AATTCATGTCTTAATTGTTGACCATTGGATATAATTTTAAAATTTGATTCAGTACTTAATTTAGCTTCAACTTGATAATATTGAACAAAAGCATCTGAACTTGCTGTTATTTGAATATTTAATCTAGTAATAACAATACCATCAGCATATTCAATCATTTCATCTGTTAATGTTACTGCCGATGGTGCTTGTATTGTAAATGGATTTGGTAAATTTGTTGCTGGTGTACTTGCTACAACTGTTTTTGTTGCCCACGTATAATGTGATGCTTGATATTCAATTAATGATAAACCAATAGTAAAATCTTCATTAAAAGTCATTGATAAAACTCTAAATGTTTTATTACTAAAGCCTAAACTTGTTAATGTTATATTAACCAAATCGCCAACATGTAAATCAAATGCTTCAAAACCAACATTAATATTTAAACCAAGTGCCTCTCTTGATCTACGCAATATAATCTCCGCCATTTCTTCGGCTTGATATGGACTTGTGATTGTTCTAAATTCAAATCTTCCTTCTAATAAAAAACCACCATCAGCAGATTTCATTGTACTATGTTGATCTGAACTTGTTAATCCACTATCATCTATTGGTGGAAATTGAATTTCATCAACCTGAAAATTTCGAGCTGGATTTACAAATGATACAATAACACGATTATATTTTGAATTTTTACTTGGACTTGCTAAAGCATAACCACCTATAATATCATCTTCATCTAAAGATATACTAGCACTTCCTGTTGTTTCAATATTTAATCTATATTTACCTTGAACAAAAGGCAAATATCCACGCATACCTTTTACAATTTCTCTAACATTATCAATTACTTTTTTTGATGTATCTATAACTGCATTACAATCAAATATATTAATATCACTTGCACTTGAATATGGTGTAACTTGTGTTTCACAAATAACTGATGCATCATAAAAACTTTGTAAATTAATATTTGATATTGCTAATCCCTTACCATATCTTTCATTGGTTAAATAATCTAATAAACAAAAAGCTGGATTTGTAGAAAATGCTGGAGTTTGAGCAACTAAGCTTGAATTATAACTAACAATTTTTTTACCTTTTATTTTAGCTTGTACTGTTGGTATGCCACCAAATACATCTGGATTCCATTTAAATCTTAATGCTAAATAACAAATGCCAGATAATTTATGGTTCGTACCCCAATCAGATAATGTTGATAATAAACTTGATGCCGATTGTCCATCAGTTCCAAAATGTGGTTCAATAATTATTGTACTTTCAGCAGATGAACCTTGAACATTTGGGTCAGCTTTAAAAAAATTACTATCACTACTTGCAACATTTCTTTGAACATTATCAGATAATGCACCATCAAAAGTTACCACCTTGTCATCTACTCTTATTTCTTCAATTGAATTTATTTCCCCCTCACATAATACTAATGCAACATATAAATAAATATTATCTGTTCCACTTGTGGAAATAAAAACCCTTGTTCCACCAATTAATCTTTCTCCATATACCACAGGAATACTTGCATTATTTGATTGTTTATTAACTAATATTCCTTTTTCTGTTGTATCAAAATCTGTTGTTCCATAATCAGGTGTATCAGGTTTTCTTGAACGCATAAATAACCAACCAACAGCAAATATACCTAATGCAACCCATGGATTAATGTTTTGTAAAAATTTAAATACTCTTAATGTCTTAAGTGGTTTTGTAACTGCTTTAAATGCTCTTTTAAATGCTTTATGTACCATTATTTTCTACCCCATTTAATATCAAGAACAGTTTGACTTGAAAAATTCATACCAACATCTGTACTAAAAAATCTTTGTTGTGAATTATTATTTGTTAATCTTCCTGAACGTTTTTCAAAATCTGCCCAATGTGAAACAACGGTTAATGCTAAAACTGATTCATTTTCTGATTCACTTATTGCATAAGTATCAATAGTACCTTTATATAATAAAAAAGGATCAGCAATAATTTGATTTGTATTACTTAAAAAACCTCTATAAATTTCCACTTCATCATTAACAATATTTTCATTCAAAGCTGTTGATATAAATGTTTGGTCGGCACCTGATAAATCAATATTTAAACTTGATTTAGATAAATCTGTTTCTTCTGTAAATGATGGTACAGAAACTAAAAATGGACTAGCTGTATATGTTTTACTTGAACCTGATATTGAGGAAGTTAAATTAAATGAATTATCAGTTAAATTTACAGGTGTTGAAAATCCTATTGTTAATAAATGAAATGGAACAATTTCATTTGTTGCTAGGTGGTTTTTGACTGCTATAGTTAAGTTTCTCGTCATAAATTTCGTATGTTGTTCTATTTATTTTTTCACTTCCTTTTATCATAACAAAACTAAATGTTCCATCAGGAGTTTTATGCTTTCCTAAATCATTTGTTGTTGTATTTATATCTGCCTCATCAACTACTTTTTCGGCAACAACATCTACATTTATCCAATGTCTTACTAAATATTTTGCCATTATAAGTGTTCTTCAACATCAAATTCATATTGATATAATACATCTCCATCTTTTGTTGTTCCAACAGAACCAAATTCTTGAATATCATTTTCTAAATGTACGGTAAAAGGAACATTATTATAAGTAACCACACTATCATCTACTAAATCTGCTTGTAATGGTGGTTCAATGGTAACTGTTGATGCGTTTGATGAACTTGTTACATCTTCAACAACCATATATACTTTAGTATGGGAGGCAAATTTAATTAAGTCTCCTGCTTTAAATCTGCCTGTCCCATCTCCACCAAAGCCGTCCATAGCTATTGTGGTATCTCCAGCTGAATGTGTTCCATTAATTAAAACTGTTCCTGTTTCACTTCCTTTTGTATTACTTAAATCAGGTGGTATAATTGTAAAATGTTCTTTTCCTGATCTTTGTTTAACAATAAACGCCATTAAACTTCCATAAATATCACTTCTTTTTCCTATTATTATTCTTGCAGTAAATCCAAATCTTTGATTATCAACAACCCTTGATAAATGTTTTCCATTTATTGATTTAGATGAAATGGTATTTTGTTTTGACATAAAACCCATTGTTTCAAATTTTGCAGTTGATATTGGAAATGCACCACTCATTATACTAATTCACTCCTACCTTTTTCTGTTAAAGCATTATTAATTATTGCAGTAATTGTACCTCTGTTATTTTGTAATGCCTCATCAAAACCTTGTGTATCCATAGCAGTTATATTAAAATTAACATTAACAGAACCACCAGACGTACCTCTTGCTGATTGTGTAATTTGTCCTGAACTATTTGGTATGAATAATTCGGCACCTCTTTCTCCAACAACAATTGGTTTGCCTTTTGATACCGCTCCACCTTTTGCAAATCCTAAAAAATCTAATCCAATATCTATAAATTTATGTATATTTCCAGATTTAGTTTCATCATTTTGTTTTTTCTTTTCTGCAGTTATTTGTTTTTCTATTCCTAATTTTGTTAATAATGCAACTATTGTTGTATTTTCTAACGCTATTTGAACACCTATTTTTATTGCCACTTCAACTAATGCACCAATTAATTTTATTAATATTTGGTCAGCTATATTTTTAAATGTATTTCCTAAATCTTTTCCTAATACAATGCTTTCAGCAATTCCTTTTGATAATCCTTTTACACCCATTTCAAATATTTCAAACGCTTGTTTAGATAAATTAGTTAATTTTTTAAGTGAATCTTCATTTAATTTTTCTATTTCTTTTCTAAATGGAGATATATTTCTTTTTAACTTTTCTGCTTCTTTATTAACCTTTTCTACTTCCTCTTGCATTTTTTTAACTTCAACTGTATTTGCTTCAATTTCTTTTTTTACTCTTTCAAATACATTTCTAATGCCTTTAATTTCTCCATTTGATTCTTTTAATTTTTCTAAAAAACCAATATCAATTTCAATACCTAGTTTTTTTAATAATCTTCCTATTTGGTCAAATATTAAACCTATTGCAAAAACAACCATTCTTCCTTTTGTACCTAACATTAAGAAACCAATAATACCCATTTCTCTAACAACAGGTGGTAAAGCATTAATTATATCTATCATTCCTGAAATACCTGAACCTATAACTTTAAATATATTTTTTGTTGCATTGATTAATGTTACAACACTTACAATAGCTTCTTCTATAAATGTAATAAAACCTTGTGCTAAAGCATTAGCCATTTTTCTTAATTTATCTTGATTTTCTTCAACAAGTTTATTTATTGTAATTAAACCACCTTTTAAAAAATCAAAAAATCCAGCTTCATTAGTTTGTAATTTAAATTGAAATATTTTATCGCCTATCATTGAAAGCGTTCCATCAAAAGTAGTTCCTAATACTTCTGCCGCTTTTCCAAATCTACCATTTTTGCCAAAAACTTTTTCTAATGCTTCTGCTGATTGTTCTGCATTTAAACTAACGCCTGATTTAAAACCAAGCATTGCTCTAACACCTCTTTCTCTAAAAATTTCTGCTGATGCTAAACCTGATGATAATGACCTTTGTACTTGTTCTGCAGTTTGTCTAAAATCTAATCCTGTAACTGCCGCAATATTACCAACAAGTTCTAAATTTTTTCCTAATTCTTCTGCATCTTTAGAAACAACAGCAAGATTACCTGAAGCACCAGCTATTTCTTCCAATGTAAATGGAACACGTCCAGCAAATTTAACTAATGTATCAAATGCTTTTTTACCTTCATCAACTGAACCAAATAAGAAAAAGAATCTTAATCTTAATTGTTCAACTTCTCTACCAACATTTACAAATGAACGAGTTACTAATCCAGCACCAATACCTAATAATGCTGATTGAACGGAAAATATTGAATTTCTTAAATTGGATAATCCAGCTTTAATACCATTAAAAGCTACTTTTGTTTTATCTTTTGCTAATATATTTAAAACTAAATTTTGTGCCATTATTTATGCCTTGCTTTATTCATAGCTAAATCATGTTCTTCTTTTTCTAACATTAAATAGCCAATCCAATGGTTATACTCCCATTCTTCCATTTGTAAAACTTCTTTAATTGTTATTTTTAACCTATCAGCAAGAATAATACAATTTTTTAATTGAGGATCAGATTTTAGTTTTTTTTTACTTGGTCAGGACTCGGAGATTGTACCATAGCTGTTGCTATGCGTGACATTACATCAGAATCTACTTTGTGCATTAATGCTAATTTATCTTCTAAAACAAAAAGTTTATTACCATCTTTATCAATGGCTTTCATAACTAATATATCAGCAAGAATACTAACATCATTTAAATTATCTGATTTTTTAAATAATTTATTTTTTTCAGATAATGTTATAGGTGTCCAATAAATAACAGTTGGATTACCAGCTTCATCTTTCCATTCTTCGATTTCAATAGACTGAACGCCTAATGACTCAAAATGAGATTTAGCAGAATCTATTAACTTCATAAAGTCTTATTAGACAGTACCTCTAGTTAATGCTCCTGTGCCTTGAAATGTAACTGATCTAGTAACGATTGCGTCCATACCATTAGTAACTGACATTCCTGTAACAATTCCTGAACCTGTAAAACTTTCATCGCCTGTTGAATTGCCCTCTGGTAATAAAACGAAAGATATAGAACTTCCTACAGTTAAAGTTTGTTGTGCAGAATCAGTTTCATCATAACTCATATCTAATGAGCCACTAAATGAAGTTCTTCCAGCAACAAATGATTTAGTTGCATCTGTTAAAGCTGTATCTTCTACAACATCTGCAGTAGTTTCTAATGTAAAACCAGTAAGTTCACCTATACCAGTTCCACCAGCAGTTACGACTCCTTCTTTTCCGTGATGTGTTGCCATTTGTTATCCTTTTCCTTTTTCGGTTTTGATTTGTTTTGTTCTTGCTTATAGCCAAGTTCTAAAAAATTATCAAGCTGTGTTTCATTGATAATTACTTCATGACCATCTTTGTATAATTTAATATCTTTTGCCATAATGCTTTTTACTATCTTTCTTCTTCTTCGTCAATATCTTCGTCATCTTCCCATTGATCATCTTCATCGTCAACAACATTATCATCATCATATTCTCTATGCTTTTCTAATAATTCTCTAATATTTTGAACAAGTTCTTCTAATTTATCTAATTTTTTTTCAATTTTATCTAAATTTTTATCCATTTAATTCTCCTATGGGGTTGATGATTGATGTTCATACATTACTCTTATAGTTAATAAAACTGCACCATAAGGAAATAATGTACCAGCATCAGTTTCTATAGAAATAACTTCTGTATCTAATGCTTTATTATTCCGAGTAATATCAGATTCTAATTCTGTTTCAATAGCACTTGCTACATTGTTTCTTTCTGTATCAATATTACTTTCATTTGTTTTAACAAAAGCAGTTATACCAAATTCTAATACATTTATTCTAGTTTTAGCACCACTACCTAATTCTGAATCTTCTTTTGTTTCTTCTATTGTTTGAACTAATACTGCTGGATATTGTTGTTGTGATAATTCATCTAATTCAAATGGTTGTCTAGTAACCTTTTTTATAGCTGGACTTGATATTCCAGATATTGTTGAAACTATATGATTTGCAATATCTTCTCTAATACTCATATTTTAAATTTTTTAATTTGTTTGTTAATAAATCTTTCATAGTTTTTTCCAATTAATTTTTCAACCTTTTTATTAAATCCAAAAAACTTTCTAACAGGTAATTTTCCTTGTCCTGTTTGATGCCTAAATGCTTTAATAGCTTCTCTTTGACTACGAAAATAAACTTGTGCTTTTGTTGATGATACTAATTTTGAACCTATTGATTGCAACATTCTATTTGTATCTTGTAAATCAACTTTTGTTTTACCTTTTAATTCTTGATAATATGGAGAATAACCAATAAATTTTCTATTATTCATATCCAAACCTCTTTTATGAGTTCTATCAACAACAATAGTTTTTAAATTTTCTCCAGCTTGATCTAAACCCATTTTTATTATTTGAGGAAACTTATTTATAAATTTAATATATTTTGATTGTACTATTTTTATATTGGATTGAACTTTTATGCTTAAAGCCATTATCTATTTAATCTTCTAAATCCATGCAAAGGTTCTCTTTCGTTTGAAACAATAGTTCCACTTGCATCAGTATCATATTCAACACCATCTTCTAAAATAGACTTCCATTCTTTGTTATATTCTGACATATAATATTCTGCCATTCTTTCAAATCTATCTTTATCTGCTTCAGGTCTAAATTTTGATAATGCTGGACAAAAGAATCTACCTAAAAATAAATAAACTCCTGCTCTTTCAAATTGATCTAAATTAACTTTTGTATTAACCATTTCAGCAGTATTTAAAACTGTTATATCTGTAAATACATTTGTTTTATATACAGGCCACCATTCAATTCTTAATTGCCTTAAAATATCATTAGTAGTTTGTGCTAAAAAGTTTGTTGTTTCAGTATCACTTGTAGCAATACCAAAGTTAAAAGCATCAGGTTGATATTTAGTAATATCAGAAGTTGTTATAACATCAGCACCTGTATAATTAGCCATTATCTAATACCTATTATCCAATTAATAAATCTTTTAATTCTTTTTTTTAGTTTTCTTAACATTTTTTTTCTTCTTTGGTTTAAGTTCAACTATTTTATCAGAAATGTTATCCTTTGTCGCTTTTTTAATTTCTTTTTTTATATCATCTACAGGAGCATAACCTCTCATTTTAAAATGTTGTAAATTAGCTTCATATTGTTCTTTTGGTCTTATAATTATTTTTTTTCCATTTGTTAATTTAATATCCATAAATTCTCCATAATTAAATGTGAGGGCAGTTTCCCACCCTCACAAAGTATCCAATTATTATTGGATTGATGAATCAGAATGTACTTCA